TTTGCGATTCCACATGAGTGCTTCTTCTTCAGTATGAAAGAATGATTCCTTCCTCAGCAAAGAGTGCGCGGGCAGGTTCGTTTTTCTGCCCGCCGCCAACCCGGTAGCGGCCCAGGGCATTTCCGCAGGTGCGCGGAAGTGATCACCACAAATTTTAAAAAGATAAGACCAACGGGATCAGTCTCTTCTGCGTTCCGGCGGCCCGGCGGGATGGGAGCTTGCTGTTAGCCTCTCAAGCGGGTGAGGAGAGATGAAGACGGTCCGCAAGGGTGGCAGCACGCCAAAGAGCGTGCCGGCGCCGAGACGAGAGACGACTCTGGAAAGCGTGAGGGATCTGCTGGCCAGCATTAAGGACCAATTGAAGGAGAGCAAATGCACGGTGGGCGACTACGTCCGCCTACTGCAGCTTGAAAAAGAGCTGGAGGCGGAAGAACCGCCGAAGGAGATTCGGGTCACGTGGATCGATCGAGTGGAGACACCCGATTCCGAGGAATAACTTATGACGCGCTGCCTTCACAGAGGCGATTCCATGAATCGGCCGCCCGGTTTAAGGGATTTTCCGGCCCGGTGGGATCGGGGAAAAGCGCGGCGCTTTGCCAGGAGGCCATCCGGCTCAGTTATCTGAATCCAGGGCGGCGGGGGCTAATTGGCGCACCGACCTATCCGATGCTGCGGGACTCGACGCTGACATCGATGCTGTCAATTTTGGGTGCGAACCGAATTCCGTACGAGTACAACAAAGCGGAGAACACTCTGCTGATGCACGAGACAAAGTCGCGAATTCTGTTCCGGTCGCTGGATGATTTCGAGCGTTTGCGCGGGACCAATCTTGCGTGGTTTGGCGTGGATGAGCTGACATACACCGCCGAGGACGCGTGGCTCCGGCTGGAGGGGAGGCTGCGGGACCCGAAAGCAAAGCGATTATGCGGCTTCGCCGTATGGACGCCCAAGGGATTCGATTGGGTGTACCGCAAGTTCGTGAAAGAACCGGCGGAGGGATACGACACGATCTTCGCGAAGGCGTTTGAGAACCGCTTCGTCCTGGACCGGGTGCCGGACTATTACGAACGGCTGAAGCGCAGCTATGACGAGCGCTTTTTTGCGCAGGAGGCATTGGGGGAATATCTCAGCCTGAACGCCGGCCGGGTTTATGAGGCATTCGACCGCGGCAGAAACATGAGGGACGTGGCGATCGACCCGGCGCTCCCGCTGCTTTGGGCGCTGGATTTCAACGTGGATCCGATGTGCTCGGTACTGGCGCAGAGAAGCGGGGCTGAGATCCGGGTGATCGACGAGATCGTGCTGCGAAGAGCAAGCACGACCGAGGCCTGCGAAGAGTTCCGCTCGCGATATCCGCAGTATCCGGAGCGGCTGGTGATTTACGGGGATGCGACGGGGGCGCGGCAGCAGACGAGTGGGACGTCGGACTACAAGATGGTCCGGGATTATCTGGCGAGGACCGGCTACCGGAGGGTCGAGTTCCGGGTTCCTACGGTGAATCCGAGTGTCCGGGAGCGGGTGGCGATGATGAACGCAAAGTTCCGGTCCGCCGCGGGCGATTCGGAATTAACCATCGATGGCCGTTGTAAGGAACTGGTCCGCGATTTCGAGGAAGTAATGTTCAAGCCGGACAGCATGGTGATCGATAAAGAGCGCGATCCGCGGCGGACGCACTTGTCAGACGCCCTGGGGTATCTGGTGTGGCAGGAGTGCCGCCCGCAACCGAGTTACGGCGAGCGCGGGGAAAGGCTGCTATAGCGGCGCGGACCGCAAAGGAAAACGAATGGCATCGACGACCGACCAAAATTTCAACATCAACGGGGAGCACCCCGATTACCGCGCGCGGAGGGAAACGTGGCGTACTTACTCGGATCTCTACGCCGGCGGAGAACAGTTACGGTCCCGCGCGGATCAGTACTTGATCCCGCGACAGAAGGAACCGCGCGACGTCTATGCGGAACGGCTGTTGCGGGTTTTCTACGAGAACTACGTCGGGTCGATTATCGATTGGTATATCGCGACGCTCTTCCGGCGGGAGCCAGTGCTCGAGTTCACAGGCGGGTTCGAATCGGGACAGAGGTTTTTCGCCGACTTCACGGAAGACTGCGACTTACGAGGGACGAGTCTGAGCGAGTTCTTCCGACTGCGGTTCGTCGAGACGCTGATTTACGGGAAAAGCCACGTGCTGGTGGATTTCCCGAGGCTCGACAAGACCGTGGATACGAGAGCGGAGGAAGACGCCGCAGGAGCGTCGCGAGCTTATCTTGTGGGATTCACGCCGGAGAATCTCATCAACTGGAGTGTAGACGGGCACGGCAACTACGAGTGGGTCGTCTTGCGAACGTCGCACCTGACGAAGGAGCGAGTGGAAGACCAGCAATGGATTACTTCAACCCGCTGGGTCTATTACGACCGCGAGCGCTACCGGATCTATGAGCAAACAAAGCCCGACGACCCTTTGCGGCTCGGAGAGTGGGACCGGGATTCCACTCCCAAAAACGTGGAACTGAAGGCGAGCGGGCTGCACGGTCTGGCAAAACAAAAGCGCGTTCCGCTGTTTGATCTCGAAGTGCCGGAGGGTCTTTGGCTGATGAACCGCGCCGGGCGCCTGCAACTTGAGCACTTCAACAAATCGAACGCGCTCTCCTGGGCCCTGACGATGGGGCTGTTTGCGATGCCGGTGATTTTCTCCGAGCGCGACTGGACGCAGATGGTGGGCGAGAGCTATTTCATCCAACTCGGCCCGCAAGACAAATTCGGATGGACCGAGCCGGAGGGCAAGGTCTATCAGATCGCACTCGACAACCTAGGAATTCTGCGCGAGGAGATTTACCGGGTTTGCTATCTCTCGCAGGCGGGCGGATCGGTATCCGGCGGAGACAAACAGTCGGGGTTGAGCAAACAGTGGGACTTTTCGATCACTGAACAGGTGCTGAGGGCGTTTGGGGATGGGTTGAAGGACTGTTTGAAGCGCGTCCTAAAGGCGATTGAAGCGGCGCGCGAAGAAGGAATCGCCGTAAAGGTCACCGGCCTTGACGAATTCGAAATCGGCGATTTCAGCGCTCAACTTGCCGATGCGCAGCAGCTTCTGAGTCTGGGGATTGAGTCGCCGACGCTCAAGAAGGAAATCTTTAAGACGCTGGCCGCCCAGTACCTCAGCGACGCTCCGCAATCGATCAAGGACCAAATTTCGAAAGAGATCGACGCGGCGGGATGAGAAGGTCCGGGAGCAGAGGGAAAGAGGCAACTGACATGGAAGAAATCGACAACAGGAAAAATGAGCCGGGATTGGACATCCCGACCATTATTCGCAACGCGGTGGAGGAGTTCGCACGCGCGGAGCAGAAGAAGGCCGAGCCGGCTTACAAGGCGGAGTTGATCGAGGAGCGGAAGCGGCGCGAGGCGCTGGAACGCCGCTTGAATGAGTTGGTGGAAGAGAACCAGAAGACCCGCGCGGCCGCCGAGGAGGCGGACCGAAGTTCCACCATTCGCGCCGAATTGCAAAAACTGGGCGTGGCGAAGGTGGATCTTGCGTTTCGCGCGGTGAAGGATGAGATCGCACGCGGAGAGGACGGACGTCTGATCGCGCGTGGTGGGAATGGAGAGATCGGGCTCAAGGACTACCTTACGCAATTTGTAGCCGAGAACCCGGAGTTGCTTCCGGCGCGCATGACTGGCGGGTCAGGCGCCGGAGCGCCCTCCAAGACAGCTTCCGGTGGAGGGAGCGGTGTTTCGCTTGATCAAATTCGACCGGGTATGTCTCCGGAAGAATTGCAGCGGGCGCGGGAAGAAATCTACCGCGTAGCCGCCCAGACCTTGCGAGGACGGTAACGGCCCGGAGGGGCCACAAACAAGAAGGAGACAGGTAAGAACAGATGGGGAATATCACTTCAGCAAACGTCGCGACAGCGATCGTAAAGCTGGTGGCGGTGGAAGCGCTACCGGCACTGATGGGAAACCTGGTGATGGGGAACCTGGTCAATCGCGACTACGAACCGGTGCTGGCTAACACCGGCGACACAGTCAACGTACCGATTCCTCCAACGCTGGTTGCGAACAATATCGCGGAGGGCGGCGCGGTGCAGCCGCAGAATCCGAACTTGGGGAACGCGCAGATCGTTCTCAACACGCACGTGGAGGCGACTTTTCAGATCCCCGACGTCACAAAGTGCCTGGCGACGCCGGATCTCTTGAAGCTGTACATGCAGCCGGGCGTAGTCGCGCTGGCGCAGCGGATTGAGTCAGATCTTTTGAAGCTCTATCCGCAATTCACGGCGAACACGCCGATCGGCGCAGGAGCAACTCCGCCGACGGAGGCGACGATCGATCAGGCGGAAACCGCGCTCTTCCAAGCGCAGGTGCCATCCAGCATGGACAAATACCTGGTGGTGGATTCGAATGCCTATTCGGCTCTGCGCCAGATTCCGCGATTCAGCGAGTTCTACACGGCGGGCGAAGCGGGCCTGCGGGCGCTTGTCGACGGGACGGTCGGCAAGATGAAGGACTTCTACATCTTCCGCTCGCAGTTTGTTCCGACGACCGGGAGCGGGCCGGTGACGACTCATAATCTCGCGTTTGCGCGGGACGCGATCGGCCTGGTGGTTCGCCGGCTGCCGAAACCCCTGCCCGGAACCGGCGCCATTGCCGAATATGCCGAGCTGGGTAACTTCGGGATGCGCGTGGTCATGAGCTATCAGCCCAATACGCTGGCTCAGCAGTTCACGGTAGACGTGCTGTATGGGTGCGGCGTGCTGCGGAACGGGTTTGCGGTTCAGGTTACGACTTAGTTCCGTCGATGGGGGCGCTCTGGCGAGTTGCCCCGGGGCGGCCGGGACAGTGGGGATAGGCCCGGCGGCCCGTGGTTTGGCGGCGGTCACCGGGCTTTGCCTGGTTGGGGGGCTCGGTGGGACAGCCCCCGGCGTCCCCTCGCTGCCGAGACCAAGTGGACCGTCCCCGCGGCGTGCGAGCGATTTGTTGCCGGTGGAATGCGAAGGGAGCTTATGGATCTCAGAGTATTTTTTCAAAAGGTGAAGGAAGTGGAAAGTGCAATTCCGGAAGATCCCACGGTGGTGGTGAGCGAGGAAACCCCGGATGGAGGACGCGCGGGCGCCCGCACGGAGGTTTCCCGCGCGCTGGCGGCGAGGCTGCTGGTGGAGGGGCGAGCGCGTTTGGCGACCGCGGAGGAAACCGCGGGTTACAAAGCCGCCCAGGACGCCTTTCGGCAGAAGGCGGCGGAGCAGGCGCTGGCCGGCAAAGTGATGATCAGCGTGGTTCCTCAGCCGGTTAAGGAACCGAAGAAACCAGCCAAGGATTAGGGCTGAGGACGCGAGGCGAGAATGGCACTATTCAACGACGGCCTCATCAATCAGCAGCAGGACCTGGCGAACTACGAAAACGGCATTCTCGACGTCGCCAGCGCCGAGCAGATTGATCTGGACGGTAAGAGCGCGCTGGCGCAAAGCGAGATTGGGCTGCAAATTCTCGCTCTGCTCTTGCGGCGGGAGACGCGCAGCCCTCTTCTGACTTGGAACTGCGGCCAGGATACGACCCGGCGGCAGACCGGAGTAAATGATGTTGTGGTGACCGACGGCCTTCGCCAGTGGCATGCCATGCGGACGCTCGCCGCCGTGTATCGCGACGCGTACAACAACCAACTCAACGACCGGTACATGAAGAAGTGGCAAGAGTATCTGAAGTTGGAGCAGGACGCGAGAGATCTGCTCTATGAGACCGGAATTGGGCTCTCCACGTTCTGGCTGCCATCGCCGGCGGCGCCGGTTTTGACGTTCGTACCCGGCTCCGGCGTTTCCGCCCAGTACTTTGTTCAGGTGACGTGGGTCAATCAAACAGGACAGGAGAGCGCGCCGAGCCAGCAGTCACAACTTAATACCGCGCCGGGAACACAACTTGTCATCACCGCGCCGGGAAACGCGCCGCAATACGCCACGGGGTGGAATGCCTATGCCGGGACGTCGCCAGGTTCGATGAGTTTGCAGAATTCCACGCCCCTGACGCTCGGGGCGGCGTGGACGATGCCGGGCAACCTGGTCACGGGCCAACCTTCCGGCGCCGGACAGACTCCCGACCGGTACGTCACGGACGACCACGTTCTGCCGCGCGGATGAGAAAACCATGTCACAAGTAGCGAGCGTCACGACGAACAAACTTGGCGGCCTTCTGACGGCCAGTACGGGACTGCCGGCGAAGGTAGCGTCGCTTTCGGCCAGCGCCGACATCGCTCTGGCTCCGATCAACATCAGTCAGATTGTGCCTCAAAACGTTTCGCCGGAGATCGCCGAGCGGGCGCTGGCGACACGGTACCCATCGGCGCATATTTACTGCGAAAAAGTGGTGAACCTGCTGCGCGAAAAGTTCCGTGGCTTCTCAGGCGAGGCGCACATGGTAGTGGAGCTTCGGGTATCGCAAGACCGGCTGGAAGGGCTCGAGACACAAACGCAACTCTATGTGGAGGCCGTAACGAATGTGCTTGACGCCAACCGGGGGGACTGGGGCGGCGGGATGTTCCACGGCGGGGGTTATGAGGTGAGTTACGGAACGGTGAAGAAAGGCGGCCGCAATCTGCTACAGTCCGCCAAAATCTCGTTCGTGTTGCAAGTGAGCCTCAACTGAGGCGGATTGAAGACCCATGTCTTATATTTCATCGAACAACAACCGGTTTTATGTGGCGAGGGAAGCCTCGTACGGAAATGCCGCCGCAGTGACGGCTCAAAATCGAATACCGGCCATCACCCTGGGCGCGAGACAAGCGGTGGAGCGGCGCCAGCGCAAGGACAAGACGGGGACACGGACGTTTCTGGGCGACCCAAGCGGGTTCCGGTGGAAGACCTCCTTTCAGCTTGAAACGTACATGACGTCCTGGACGAACCAGACACAACCCCCGCCGCATGGCGCGCTCTTCGAAGCCGCCTTGGGCAGCGATGCAGTGCTCAACGGAGGCGGAGCGGCCGTCACAAGCGCAAGCGGATCGACAACGGTAAGCTTCGCCGTTCCGCACGGGCTTAACCCAGGACAGGCTGTGGCGGTAGCCGGAGAAATTCGCTTCGTAACCGCCGTCGCGAACCCGACCACGGTGATCCTGAATGCGCCGTTTTCGAGCGCGTTCAATTCGAGCACCTCGACGGGTCCCACGGCAACTTATCAACCAGGGACGGCGCTGCCGAGCGTGAGCATTTTCGATTATTGGGATCCCAGCGGCGCGGTTCAACGAACGCTTTACGGCGCGGCGGTAAATCGGACGCAGATCAAGGTGAATGGCGATTTTCATGAGTTCGTGTTCTCCGGGCAGGCGGCCGATTTGTTAGATAGCGCCAGTTTCAGCGGCCTGCAAGCGGGGCTGTCGCAATACCCCGCCGAGCCGGCCGTTCAACCGCTGAACTATTCGATTATTCCCGGACATCTTGGACAGGTGTGGCTAGGCGCGGCGCCAAACCAGTTTTTGACGCTCACGGGCGCCGAGCTCACGATGGATAACGGTCTGGATCTCCGCGCGACGGAGCTGGGATCGATGACGGCGCGCGCGATCGCTCCCGGAGAGCGCACGATTTCGTTGAAGCTCAGCCTCTATCAAACGGACGACGCACCAACGCGCGCGCTGTACCAGGCCGCAAGACAGCGCTCGCCGATGAGCGTGATGTTGCAGCTGGGGCAGCAGCCAGGCCAGTTGTTCGGGGTGTACATGAGCAGCATGGTTCCGGAAGTTCCCGAATATGACGACAAGGAGGTGCGGCTGCAATGGAATTTCGCGGACAGCCGCGCCCAGGGAACGGCGGACGACGAGATTTATGTTGCATTCGGATGAGGCTACCAACTACGAAAGCACGCTGACGTTCGCGTCGCAGTCGATTGCCGGGGTGCGCTACACCATCCGGCGAGTTTCGCTGGCGAGGCGGAACGAACTGGTCCGGAGCGTGCGTGAATTGAGCGCGAAGAGCGAATATTTAGACGCCGGCAACGAATTCAAAGACCAGATTGAGGCGAATTTTCTGGCAAACGAGATCGAGGCGCTTTATATCCGATGGGGACTGATCCGGCTGGACGGTCTGCGGATCGATGGATTCGAGGCAACAGCGGACCTGTTGATCGATAGCGGTCCCGAGGGACTGGCGCGTGAAATCGCGGCGGCGGTCAGGCGGCAGATCGGACTGTCGGAGGAAGAAAGAAAAAACTAACGGTCGCCTTTCACTTTCAGTTTTCCGATCCAGACCGATGGAAGTGCGACGAATGCAGGAAGGCAGGTCTGGAAAAGACGCGGCGGTGTGGATGGCTCCCGGATGAAGAGCTTGGTCCGGAGCGAGTCGTTTGGGCGCGCAAGCGAATCGCGACAACGCGGTGCCCGAAGACGGTAATTACGCCGCAAAGCTCCGGCTTATTGGAGACATTCCAGGTGTGGAAAGCCCTGGGTACTTCCGACATTCAGTCGATGTCCGCACGCGAGGTGGATGCCCTGTTAGTGCTGGAGCAGGAGCTACAGGCGGAAAGGAACGATGCCAAGCAAGCAAGATAAAGCTCTTTTCGGATTACTCAATTCGACGCCGTCGTCCAGAGACCTGCTGGCCAATCTCGGGACGTTTGCGGGCCTGGGGGCCGGCCGGAACGCGGCGCCGAGAATGTCGAACCAGCAGAACCTGGTGGATCCCCTTACGCTGCCGGTGACCTCCGCCCCGTCATCCTCCGGAGGCGCGACAACGCAGGATCTTCTGGAACAGCTGGCCGCGCAGACTCAAGTGCTGAACGGACTGGTGAGCGCGAATTCGGACAACTCAGAGTTGACTTCCGTCCTAAAAACCCTCACGGGATTTCTGGGAGGAGGTTCGAGCGGAGGATCGTTGGGCGGCATTCTTGGTGGAATTCTCGGAGGCGGCTTGGGTATTCCTTCGCTCATCGGCGGACTGATGAACCTATTTGGCGGCGGGAGCAGCGGTCCACCGCCGCTCGTTCCTTTTCAGATGCCGTCAAGCGTCCAGTTTCAAGGCGGTATTGACGGAGGCGGCACGAGTGGCATCTCGGCAGTCGACTACAGCGCCAACGGGCTGCCACGGAGCGCCGGACAGGCAAGTTCTCAAGCGAGCGGGCACCAGATCACGGTTCAGGTGAACGCGATGGACAGTAAGTCATTTCTAGACCATAGCGACGACATCGCCCGGGCGGTGCGGCAGGCGATGCTCGAATCGAATTCGTTGAACGACGTAGTGGCTGGGATTTAAACGATGAACACTTTTCCAACGCTGAAGACCGGGGCGGTGGCGCAGTATCCGGCAAAGAAAACGGGAACCTATTCGACCCAAATCCTACGCTTCGTGGATGGCTCCGAGCAGAGGTTCGGCGACTACGCCGCTCCGCTGCATACCTGGACGATCCAAGTGAGTCTGCTGGATGAGACGGAAATGCATCAAATTCGCGAATTTTTTCGAACTCAGACGGGCGGGTCAGGCGAATTTTCATTTACCGATCCCCACACCGGGACTGTTTACGCGAATTGCAGTCTGGATAACGGCACGCTTGTCGAAACCTTCGATGCAGAAATGCGCGGACAGACGCAACTGATTGTTCGAGAGAACCGGCCGTGAGCATACTCTACTATCCTCAACTGCCAAGCGGCGCGATCGCGCAGTTTCCAATCCACCGCGTAGAATCTCATCGAACAATCATCAACTGGCTTGCGGACGGAGGAAACGTGCGTGAGGCCGATCATGGATTCGGCGCGGTACGATGGCAACTCTCCTACTCTCATTTAACGGAGCAGGAGTGTGGCGCACTCCAAACCCTTTTCGAAGCCGCCCAGGGGCGGCTCAACCCATTTGTGTTCACGGACCCGACGGATAATCTCCTCCTGTGGAGCGCGGACTTAACGAATCCCGCCTGGTCCGTAGACCCGTTGATTACGCTGGAGGGAGGGCAGCCGGATCCGAACTCTGGCACCGGGGCGTTCCAACTTACCAACACGGGCCAGGCCGCCCAAGGAATCCGGCAATCCATCATCGCGCCGGGTTCTTTGCTTTATTGCTTCAGTGTATTTATTCGAAGCGAATCCGCGGCCAGCGTCGAGATGTCTATCTCCAACCAAACGTCGCGGACTGCTCAAGACGTGACAGCAACGCCAGAGTGGAGGCGAGTGGCGCTCAGCGGATCGCTTTCAGGCGGGGACCCTCCGCTCTTGTTTGGTATTACTCTGGCGCCGGGAGAGAGAGCATCGGTGTTCGGGCCTCAGGTGGAGGCGCAAAGGGCGCCAAGCCTCTACAAAGCCACCACCGGACGTGGCGGGACATATCCGAATAGCCGCTTCGACAGCGATTCCCTGGAGCTGACCGCTACCGGAGTGAACCAGTATTCCGCCACGATCTCGGTGGTGAGCCTACTCGCGGACTGACATGGAGACCATCGTCACACTCAAGGAGCGGACAACACCCGGAACGCCGCTGTTCCTGTTCGACATCACCCTTGCTTCCGGGCAAGTGGAACGGGTCAGTACGCATGCGGTGACTTATGGCGGAGTCAACTACTCCGCTCGCGTGGTTCAGCACAACTTATTCGACCTGCGCGCATCCTCTGATCAGGGAATTGACAGTCTTGCGAAGGTGTCGATTACGCTGGCAAACGCCGATTCCATCTTTTCCGAGATCGAAAGGAATGTCGGATGGAAAGGGGCGCAGGCACAGATCCAGTTTGTATTTTTCGATCTGGTTCAACAGACGGCGCTTTCGGAAAGCCGGATTCTGTTTTGGGGTGTCGCGAATCCTCCGGAGGAATCCACCGAATCGACATTTCGTCTCAGTTTCCTGAACCGCCTCAACTTACAAAGAGTATATCTGCCGAGCGTGCGCATACAGCGGCGATGCCCTTGGACATTTCCAGGGACTCTCGCTCAGCGGCAGGAAGCAGTGAGCGGAGGCACAGCGGGGCGTTTCGACGCATTTTACCGGTGCGGCTATTCGGCCGACTGCGAGGGTGGGGCGGGCAATCTGAATGGCGGTTCCGCCTTTACGACGTGCGACTATTCGCGGGCTCAGTGCCAGGAACGCGGCATGTTCGCGACGGATAGCGCGGGGCGCCAGACTGCACGGTTCGGCGGAATAGAGTTCGTGCCGTCGCTGGTGCAGGTCCGGAGCTACGGAGAGAGTGGCTCCCATGTGTCTCCAGTCCTGGACAATCAGGCCCGGTACAACGACTACGTGCCGCTGATTTATGGGACTGCGTGGTTCCAGCCTCCGGTGGTCTTTTCGAGAAACGACGGGAATCTGACGCGGACGGAAGTGCTGCTTGGCATGGGGCGGATTGAAGGCGTTCTCAAGGTGGTCGTGAACGGTATTGAGATTCCCGCCGGTCAGCCCGGCGCCAATATGACGGCCACGGGGTGGTACAACCTGGTCAGTCCGGGGGAACGGGGCGGCGCGTTCAATCCCGACTTCACGGATGCGCAGGGCAATCCCCTGGGAGATCCGTACGGAAGCATGGCGTTTATGTCCGTCGTGGTTCCGAACCGGATTGCAAGCGGGCAGTCGCTGCCGGACATTCATGTGTTGGTGAAGGGAATGCGGTTGGACCGGTATAACTCGTCGGGACAGTGGCAGGACACCTCGTTCACCAACAACCCGGCATGGGTAATTCTGGACGTTCTGCGGCGTAGTGGATGGCGCGAAGAAGAAATCGATCTGACAAGTTTCGCGGCGACAGCGGAGATCTGCGACACGCCGGTGGCCGCGGTGGACCTGAATGGAAACCAGACGCTGGCCCCGCAGTTCCAGTGCAATCTCATTCTGAATGGGCGGCGCAGCGCGGCGGATGTGGTGCGCGGTATTCGGAACGGGTCGAGCCTCTACCTGGTGTTGAGCGCCGGAGGGCTCTTACAACTGAAGGTGGAGGGGTCGATCGCTCAACAGCAACCGACCCTCGCGCCGGGCAGTAACAGCACGGGCATGATTGGCGGCGGGTGGCCCGCGTACGAATTCGGCGATTCGGCATTTGGCGGGATTCTGCGTAAACCCGGCGGTGAGTCGTCCCTGCGAGTCTATTCCCGAAACTCGGCCGATACGCCTAACCGCATGACCGTTGAGTTTCAGGACGAGTTCAACGAATACCAACAGGACAGCATCTCCCTTGTCGAT